TATTACTAGATGCTGTCAAAGAAAGATTAGAGTTTCCTGATCTTCGTAAAAAAGCAATGGAACAATATAAATATTGGAATCCTGAAACAGTCATTATTGAGTCTAAAGCATCTGGATTACCTTTAACTTATGAGTTGCGAAAAATGGGGATACCTGTTATAAATTTCACTCCTAGCAGAGGTAACGATAAACATGCTAGAGTAAACGCCTGTGCGCCAATCTTCGAGAGTGGCCAAATTTGGGCGCCGGATATGAAATTCGCAGAAGAGGTAGTTGAAGAGTGTGCGTCATTTCCTTATGGAGATCATGATGATTTGGTGGACAGTACAACACAGGCGGTAATGAGATTTAGACAAGGAGGATTTATAAGTCTTCCGGATGATGAAAAAGAAGATAGCATTCCTAGCCCAATAAGAGAGTATTATTAATGAGCCCACAAAATTTAACAAACGTATATAACCAAAACCCCACGTTACAAAGTAATTATACTTTACAACAATATTTAGATTTGTATGGTGGAAGTTCTACAACACCTACAACAACAGCCAAAGCATATACATCTCCTACTACACAATCTAATCAAGGAATTATAAATCAAAACATAAATCAATATCAAAGTAGCGGCGGAGGTGGTGGAGGAATACAAACTCTTGATCCTTACAATCGTCCTCAAGGAAAACCTTTAGATCCAAATAGTTTTTTAGGAAGAACAGTTCAAGGAGTAAAAAATTTTGGTAGTTCAGTAGTTGATAAATTTTCTGGACTCCCAGGCGTTCAAAAAAGCAAAGGGTTTATACAAAATCTAATGGATAACACTATGATAGGTAGATTTGCTGCAGCAAGAAATCCACTAAATCCTAATGCAAGTAACTATAATCCAGCTCTTCAAGGTGAAATAGATATGCTTGCAGATATGACAGGAACAAGAGTATATGGAACATCTAATAATCTAAAGTTTAAAGATGCAGAAATGATTGGTAGAGATCCAAACACTGGTTTAGCTAAGTACGGACCTGGTTCAGTATTGTCTGGTCAAAATGTTGTATCTGCTTTTGGAACTAATAGTTATATAGGACAATTACAAAATTATATTGACAAAATGATGGCTTATGGAACTCTTAGTAAATTTCAACAAGCAAAACTTGATAGAGCAATAGCTGAAAAAGCAGCAGCAGAAAAAAAAGCACTTGAAGAATTTAATGCTTCACAAGCAGCAGCTCTTACAAGAGAAATGGCTAGACAAAATCAAAGAGATAGGACTGGTGGTTATCAATCTAATTTTGGAAATAAAGGAAATGAAGATTTTATGGATGGTGGAGGTAGAGGTAGAGGTAATGATCCAAGTGATAAAGGTGGTTCAGATAGTATGGGTTCATTTGCTAGAGGCGGTAGAGTAAGAAGAAGCTATTTCAACGGCGGCATTGTTAGTCTACGGAGACGGTAATGGCAGAAACGCTATTTACAGACATCATAGAAAATTTAGGTAAGACAGTAAAAAAAGTAAAAGGTGATAAACCTGGAAAGTTTTTTATAGAACCTTATTTTTTTAATCCCGACGGTTCGCGAAAAATTGTTGGCGGTTATGGGTCCGAGGACCGTGCAGCGTTTATAGAAAAAGATAAATCTGGTATCAAAGGTACTATCCAGTACGGCAATGATGATACTAACAAAAAATTTAGAATTACATCTGATGGTAAAAATACTACCGGCGAAATAGTTTTTAAATTCGCGGACGGCGGATCGACTAACGGTTCCGGCGATGCAGCATTTAGTGCAAAAGTAAACGAGCTCATGGATGATGGTTATGACTTTGGCGAAGCAGTCAAAGAGGCTATGAGACAGGGGTATAAGAAAGGCGGACTGTCAGAAGAATACTACGGCAAAGATCAATTAGATTGGATGAAAAATTTTAAAGATCAAATGACTTTTGAAGAGTACTTAAGATATAAAAGATCTGGTTCTTTTGCTAGTGGAGGAAGAGTAGCTTTGTATAAGGGAGGAGATCCTGAATTACAAAAACTTTATCAAGAATTAGTTAAAAAACAACCTAAGCGAAGTATAAAACAAATTGGTTGGAATCAAACTAAATTAACTAATCTTAAAAATTATTTAGACTCTTCAGGAACAACTTTAGATGATTATCTAAAAAGAAATGCTCAAGACAAAAACAAAATTAATAAAGGAGAACTTACTGGCCAAGGAAGAGGAAAAAATCAAAAAGATGTACCAAGTGTTAAAGCTTTTAAAAAATGGTTAGCTAAACAAGATCCTAAAACTTTAAAAGCAGACAATTTACAAGAGTTAGTTAAAAAAGCAAAAATACCTTCAGTAAGAATGGGTCCACAAAGTAAACTTATTGGAATTCCTATGGAAAGAATTGCAAAAATTATGGAAGAGAATCCTCAGTTTACAGGAGTTAAAAAAAGAGATTGGAAAACAATGCAAGTGCAAGATAAAAAAACTACCAAACATTTAGGACAAACTAATCCTAAATATAGTGGAGTTTATGAATTAACTTCTAAAACAGGAAGTAAATCTTATTATGTAATTGTTCAAAGAGATAATAAAGAAATTAAAACAGCAGTAAAAAGTCCTGATGAAGGAGCTAAAAAAGTAAAACAATTAAGAAAACTACCAACTACAAAAGAAAAAGTTGGAGAAGTAACTTTAGAAGAAAGAGAAAGATTTGCAAAAAAAAATAGAAATAAAAAAAAATTAAAAGAAACAGACATAAAAAGAAATAAAGCTCTTAAAAAAAGAAGTTCTTTTGCTTTTGAAGAAGCTACTAAAGGAGATATAAAAAATGTAGGTGGCCATACAGGTTCTATTTATGCAGAAGATGTAACTCCCGAAACTAAAAGATATACTCCAACAAAAATAAATCAAGCTTTAGAAAACTACGATAATGTTTTAAATAACATTACTAAAAAAAGAGATGCTGCAATATTAGTTGGAGACGCCGCTGAAGTAGAAAGATTAAACCAAAAAGGAATGAAGTACTCTTCATTAACTAAAGGTTTTAAAACTTTTAATGTAAAACAAATTGATGGTACTGGTTTTGTTTTTGGTCAAACAAGTAGAGCTGGGTTAGTTGATCCTGGTGGTTTTATGAAACCAGGAATGACAGCTAAAGAAGTTACAACTTTTGGTACAGCCTATGGAGGAAGCAATGCTCCGGTTATGAGAGCAAAATTTGTTTATAAAAATGCTCTTGAAAAACAAGAAGGTAAAAAAATAAAAATAAATGAACTTGATAAATATTCTCCTAAAACTGCAGAAGCCATAACTGCTAAAAACAATTTAACAAGAATTAATAAAATAGAAGCAGCTAAATTATTTGATGAAGGAACTAACAAAGCTTTAATTAATTTTCAAAAAGAAGATTCTAAAAAATCTATAACTATGAATAAAAAAACAGAAGCAAAAGTTTCTAAACAAATTTTAGATGATTTTAAAAAAGTTTCTAACTTAGAAAAAAATTTAAAAGTACGGTCTGGATTTATAACTAACAGATTAAATGCAGGAATTCCTATGGACCAAATTTTAAATCTTATTTCTAAAAATAGTAATGTATCTTTATCTGCTATTACTAGTAAAGCTATGACTGCTTTAAAAGACATAGGTAAAGTGGATTATAGTAACATGCAATTAGGATCAGGTAGATTAGCAACAGCTGCTGGTGTAGTTAAGAATGCTTCTAAAATATTAGGTAAAGCGGCCGGTGTTGCAGCAGTTCCTTTAACTGCTTATGAATTAAGAAATATGTATAAACAAGGTAAAACAAAAGCAGAAATGTTAGCTTATCCTTTCTTTTTAGATTCTATGGTAGGCGAAGCACAAGATTTATTAAAAATGACTAAGCCTGAAAGACAAGCTATTAAGAATGAACAAATTGCAGAAGATTTTTCTATGATGGATTCTGATTTTTATACTCCACCTTTAAAAGGTGTAGAAGCTGTTGATACTGAAATAGTTAAAGATCGTGTTGCACAAGAAAGAGCACTAGAAGAAGAGAAAAGAAAAAACCTAAGAAATAAGACATTGCCAAATGAAGGATTATTGCGTATACTCTCCAATCCAACATATAAAGGTGTGTTATAATTAACAGGAAAGAGATATGGCAAAAATCGAAGACGCATTACCCAACCAACCAATTACTGATGAAGCTTTTGTAGAACAAGAAGTTGACGTTTCAGAAGCTGCCGTTCCTACACAAGAAGGCGAAGCTAATGTAACTATGGACGAAGAAGGTGGAGCAGAAATAAATTTTGATCCTAACGCAACAGAAGCATTACAAACAGAAGATCATTTTTCAAACTTAGCAGAAGTTATGAATGATCAATACCTAGACGAACTAGGTGCTAATCTTTTTGACAAGTACACAGAATATAAACAATCTAGAGGTGATTGGGAAGATACTTACAGAGAAGGTTTAAATCTTTTAGGATTTAAATACGAACAAAGAACACAACCTTTTAGAGGAGCAAGTGGTGTTAACCATCCTGTTCTTGCTGAAGCGGTTACACAATTTCAAGCGCAAGCTTACAAAGAATTATTACCAGCAGATGGACCAGTTAGAGCACAAATTTTAGGAGATGTGACTAACGAAAAACAAGACCAAGCACATAGAGTAAAAGATTTTATGAATTATCAAATCATGGATCAAATGCCAGAGTATGAACCTGAATTTGACCAAATGCTTTTTTATCTACCCCTCTCAGGTTCTACCTTTAAGAAAGTTTATTATGACGATCTTTTAGGTAGAGCTGTTTCTAAATTTGTACAAGCAGATGATTTAGTTGTACCTTATTCTGCCAACTCATTAGAAGACGCAGAAGCAATTGTTCACGTTTTAAGAATGTCAGAAAATGAAATTAGAAAACAACAAGTTTCTGGTTTTTACAAAGACATAGAAATAGGTCAACCACCTGTTACAGAAAATCAAGTTAAAGATGCAGAAAGAAAATTAGAAGGAATTTCTAAAGATGGAAACGCCGAAGATCAATATACACTTTTAGAAATGCATATAGATTTAGATCTAGAAGGTTTTGAAGATGTAGGTACAGATGGTGAGCCAACAGGAATTAAACTTCCATACATCGTAACTATTTTAGAATCTACTAATGAAATTTTATCTATTAGAAGAAATTATACACAAGATGATCCTACAAAAGAAAAAATAAAATATTTTGTACAATATAAATTTTTACCAGGTACAGGCTTTTATGGTTTTGGTTTAATACACATGATTGGTGGTTTAACTAGAACAGCAACTTCTGCATTAAGACAATTATTAGATGCAGGGACTTTAGCTAATTTACCAGCTGGTTTTAAAACTAGA